TCTAAAAAAATACATGGGAACAAATATGATTATTCATTAGTAAAATATATTAATAGTCATGAAAAAGTTAAAATAATTTGTCCTAAACATGGAATATTTGAACAAAAACCATATTTACATTTAAATGGTAAAAATGGATGTAGATTGTGCGATAATATGAGAAAAAAAGAATTATATAAAGATAGTACTGATGATTTTATAAAAAAATCTAAAAAAATACATGGAAATAAATATGATTATTCATTAGTTGAATATGATGGTAGTTATAATAAAGTTAAAATAATCTGTCCCAAACATGGAATTTTTGAACAAAAACCAAATATCCATTTAAATAAAAGTGGATGTCCTTTTTGTAGAAGTAGTATAGGTGAGACAATAATAAAAAATAAGCTAGATTATTTAGGAATAAAATATAAAAAAGAAAAAATATTTAATGATTGTAGAAATATAAATCCATTACCATTTGATTTTTATCTAACCGATTATAATATTTGTATAGAATTTGATGGAATTCAACATTTTAAACCAATTAAAATATGGGGAGGAATTAATCAATTTAAATATATAAAAAATAATGATAATATAAAAAATAATTATTGTAAAAATAATAAAATCAAATTATTTAGAATAAATTATAATGATAATATTTATAATAAAATAGATGAATTATTATCAAATATAAATAAAAATAAAAAAATATTAAATGGCAACACCGTTATATAAAAAAATGAGATCAAAAGGAACTACCTTCTATTCATTCCCAAATGCAATAAAAGATTTTAGTTTAGCAAATTTTCAAGATAATATAAAAATATCACCTTCTAAATTTATTCTTTTAAATATACCAAGAAGTGTATCAGGTGACACTTCTAATCCTGGTGTTTTAGATTTTATAAAAGATTCAGATAATCTAACATATGGAAATAATTTATATAGTTGGGATCCAGATGGACCTAGATCTAATTATTTATATTCAGATATATTAGTTGAAGGATTAAGAAATTATGTTGCCAATTGTGATACTGTATATAGAGAAAGTAGAATAAATACAAAAAAAGATTTTTATAATCCAGCTGAAAATAAAACACCTACTGAAATGATATTTTGGAAATGGTGTAAAAAAATGAATATATTGGATTTAGAACCAGCTGTTCATAAAATTGATTGGGATAAAAATTTAACAGATTTTCAAAACCCAAATGCTTCATCATTTACCAATAGAGATTATTTTAGAAAATATTTATGGAAAGAACGTGAAATAACATCATATAATTGTATAATAACTCACGAAACCCCAAATATTAAAATTAATATTAATGAAATAGCTAAATTTAAGACAGGTGATAAAATAGAAATTTTTGGAAATATTGATTTTAAGGAACAATCTGGTGTAACATTTACATATTTAGTAAGTAATGTAACATATGCAACAGGAGAAACAATTTTAACAGTAATTACTAATCCTCCAATTAATAATGATGTAACATTTGAAAATTGCACTGTTAAATTAAATTATCATAAATTAGTTCAATATATCGGTGAAGTTCAAGCTATTAGTAAAATAAAAACATCAGAAAACAATTTTACAGAATTTACTGCTATGATTCCACCACATGCTGGCCAAACACCAACAATTTTATTTGAAACAGTTACAAATACTAATTATTATCCTGGTTTAGAATTACCTATTTTACCAGAAGAAATACAACAAGAAATTAATGGAGCTGAATATTTATCATCACCAATTAGAACAAACCCAGGTGATTTCCCAGGTTCATATTTTGGATATTTTGATACTATTGATAAAACATATGCAAATTCAACTGGTGATTCAGTTAGATTAAGAGGTGATTATTTTGGTATCGAATTACCAAATAATGATGAATTAGTTTTCAATTCTGATAATATAGATGGATTAGCAATTGATTTCAATAGAAAACATTATTTAAAAATGAATTTACCAGGATCAACTGTTAGAAATTTTGATGAATTTAATTCAATGGTTATTAACGATAATCCCCCATCAGATTTTGAATATAATGCTATTTTATGGTATTATGATATAGATGATGGAAGTGGTGTTATAGATACTAATTTATTTGGTATAGAATTTCTAAATAACCCTGATGATGATTTTGGATTAAATAGTGATAGATTAATAACACCAACTAGAAAATTAGTAACAAATTCTGAACAAGATGGTTTATCTTATATTTACAATTTAAATTTAGATTTTAAAGTAGATAATAGTACAGTTGAATTGAAATATGATCCAACATCTGTATATAATTTATTTGGTTTTGATCTTTATAATAATGTAATGGCAAATTATGGTAAACTAAATAGAAATTTTATGAATATTATTAATGAATTCGTAAGAATGAATAAAAAATTATTAGATTTAGAATCAATATTATATTCTCAAACTGATTTAAATGAAATAAAAGATAAATTAAATAATTTTGAAGAATTATTAAAGCTTTATCAAACAAATCAATTTGTAAATTCTGATACAATTGGAATTGAAATAGATTATACTAAAAATTATCCAGCCTTAAAATTCAATGCAAAAAATGTTGAATATGATGAAATATATAATTTATATACTGATGATATTATAAATTATAATATTAAAAATAGTTATACTGGAACTACATTTTTTACATATTCATCATCACTTGAACAAAATGTTGGAGAAGTTACCAGAGGAAGTAGTTATTCGATTAATGTTCCAGACCAAGGTAAAACATTAGTTAATATTTATAGTAATATTATAAATGATTATGATATTAAAACATCTAGTATCGTATTAAGTAAAGATTTAATTTATAAACAATCTATGGATATTATAGTTAGAGCAGATATTTGTACTAAATTGAATGGTTTACAAATAAATATATTATTTGATGATGGTTTAGGAAAAGGTAAACAAGAAACATTATTAGTTAATGCTTTAGATTTACCTATTGATGTTCAAATATATAATCCAATTGATCCTACAGGTTCAACATTTAATAATTCACAATATTATGACTTAGAAACATATGTTGATAGCTGCACAACAGGAAATACCACAAGAATTGATATTGAAGAAGATGCTAATTTTGATATAAACGATTGGGTTTACATTTCAGGATTTTTATTTACTAATTCAGGTGGTACAATAATAGATTATTCTGGTTTATATAGAATAATTGATAAAACAGGTATTCAAATTGAATTAGAATGGGATACAGATGAATTAGATATATCATTATCAGGAAAACCTAAAATATTTTATTATAAAGGATTTAAAATTAATATATTAAGAGTTGATGGAAGTCAAACATCAGATTTAAAATATAGATATAAAATAACTAAAGAATTTTTAAATTCTGAAAATATTCAAAAATTAAACGCATAAAATGTCAATAAGTATATTTGAATTAGAAAAAACATTAAAAACTATATTAAATGACGCATCTATTCAATCAAGTGATAATGTTTATGAAAAAATAGATGATGGGTATAGATTAGTTATTGATTTAAAAAATTTATTTTGGGAAAGAACAAATATTATTTACACAAAATTAATTTTTTATACAGATGAAAATAAAACATATTTAATTCCAAATAAAAATAATGAGTTCAAATTTAAATATTTATATGATTTAAATTGTGATTATAAATTACATATTTTTAACAATTTAAATGAATTTGAAAAAATGTTTTTAGATATTATTAAAAAAAATAAATTTGGTAATAATTTAAAAATTTTATCTAATTTTATTAAATCACCTGGAAGTTTAATAAATAACTGGTTTAATGATAATAATATAAGAAATATATCTGTTTATGATATTAAATTAGATGAAAGATATGATATTCTACCATGTAAAAGATTATTTTTTAATTTTATAATTAATCTTAATAATCAAATGAATATTAATTTAACATTAAAAAAAGAAGATAATACAAATTATATTTATGACTTTAAAATTTATGATGATACAATTGAAGTTGATAGACCAAATTTATCAACATTAATTCAAACAATCGGAGAAACAATAAAAAGCAAATATGTATAATTTATATATAAAAAAAAATTGATTAAAAATCAATGAATAGATTTTACGAATTTATAGAAATAACTTATAATAATTTAACAATTCAATTAGAAAATTGGTTGAAAGAATTATATAATAAATCAAATTTACAGTTTTCTAGATCATCAGCATTTGGTATGATTTTACATATTCAAAAGATATTATTTAGTAATAATATTCTTTATTTAAAAAATGCTATTAAACAAATTGATATAGAAACAACAGATAATGAAAGAATGATTAAAAACATAGCCAGAATAAGTGGACATAATCCTAGTCGTTCAATATCTGCAACAGGTACATTAAAATTAAAATTAAAAGTTGGTGTAAATATAAATGATAAAATTAAAGGTGGTAAAATAAGTATAATGAATAATACTTTATTAAAAAATAAAACAAATCAATTAAATTATATTTTAACAACTGGTGATTCTATAAAAAGTTTATATGATGTTGATTCATATACTGAACTTTATTTTAATGTAAAACAAGGTAAATATGAGGAACAATCTTATACTGGAGATGGTGAAAAAAATAAATCAATATCAGTAGTTATAAATAGAGATCAAACAATTGATAATTTCAATTTTTCTGTTTATTATAATGGTATAAATTTAAAAATTGTTGACAGTTTATATGATATGTTACCAGATGAATATGCATGTTATACTAGAACTGGGTTTAATGGTGGATTAGATATTTATTTTGGAACAGGTAATTTTGGGTTTATTCCTGAAATTGGTTCTATAATTAAAGTAACTTATTTATTAACAGATGGTAGAGAAGGTAATATACTTAATAATAAAGTTAATGATTTTACATTTGAAGATGATATATATGATTCAGAAGGAAATCCCTTAAATATGGAAGACTTATTTGATGTTTATATTCACAATGATATAAATTTTGGAGTTGATAGTGAAAGTGTATCATACATGAAATCAGTAATTCCTCATGTTTCTAGAAATTTTGTTTTAGCTTCGCCAGAACAATTTATATATCATTTAAAGAGATTAAATATGTTTTCTAAAGTAAATGCATTTAATTTATTAGATGAAAATAATTTTAATAATAATAAATATATTGAAAAATTCATAATTGAAACATTTGGAGAGAATGCCAATACTGAACAAATCAGTAAGAGTATGGTTAAATATTTTCCAACAATTTATGACAATCAAATATATTTATATTTAATACCTAAAATAAGAAATTATTTTATAGATGATTATAATTATTTTAATGTACCAATGGATGTTTTTTATTTAGATAATATTGAAAAAGAGAAAATAATGAACTATTTAAGAACAATGGGTATATTGAGTATAACATCTAATGTTACTATTATTCAACCAAAAATATCACTATATGTTATAAATGTTTATATAAGAAGATATCAGAATGATATAAAAGAAAATATAAAAAATCAAATAATTGAAGTTATATCTGATTATTTTATAGATAATGAAAGATTTGATAGAATTATAAAATCTGATATAATAAAAACAATTAAAAACGAAATTCAATCTATTGATAGTGTTAATATAGAATTTATATCTAAAAAGAATGAAGATTATCATAGAGAAGGAATGAAATCATTAAATACAAATAATCAAAATGTATTAGAAGATGAAATAAATATTATAAAAAATAGAGTTGTATATAAAAAGAAACCATATAATAAAGATGTTATATTAGGTTTAGATGGAATTCAAGGTGATATTGTAGTTGAAAAAGATGAATTACCTGTTTTAAGAGGTGGATGGTATGATAGAAATGGAGTTTATTATAATGATGTACCAACAACAACTGGTAGTTTAAGTTCTATTAATATAATATGGACTGGAACTAATGAAAATATATTAAATGGTACTGATTTTAGAAATAATAATACTATTAGAACAAATACAAATACTGTTAGACCTAAATTATCAACAGTATCTAATAAATCAATAAAATCAGTTTCATTATCAGCAAAATAAAATATAAATTATGAATTTTTTAGAAAATTTTGAAAATTTTAATTTAAATGAAGAAATACATATTGATTCTAAAAGAAAACTCAGAGATGCTATTCATGATATTGTTGTTAATAATTTAAATTATGGTGAAGAAATGAAAATTGATGATTTATCTAATATTTTAAAAAATGAATATAACATTATTATAAAATCTGAAATATTAAAAAAATTAATTTTTAACGATTGGTGGAAATTAAATAAAGATTCATTATTTAGAGAAAAAGATAAGAAATGGTTAGATGTATGGCAATATAGAAATACAATTGAAAGAAAAAAATTAAAAAATACTTCACCTTTAGGTAAATCAAGAAGAAAAATAGAAAAAGAAGAAAAAGAAAAAAATAATTTTTATCCTAAATATAATTGGAAAGATAAAAATAACAATTTATATTCAGATTATGACTGGTGGTATTAATAAAAAAATATATTATAAATGATAGAAAGAGAATCAGAAATAAAAGAATTATATGATTTAAAACATAAAAATGATAATGAAATACATAAACATTTTGATTATGAAAAAAATTTAATAACCAAAATGTTTCCGAAATATGTTTATCAAAATATTAATATGTATAATTTTATACAAAAAATGAAAGATCAATGGATATGGATGATAGAATCCGTATTACCAATAAAAAATATATTTAATTATACTGTAAATAAATATTATAATAAACACAATAGTTAAAAAATTATAAAATAGACCCTAATTTTATAATATATATGATTATGGGTGAAAATAACAAAAAAGTAACTTTCTACGGAAAAATAGCTAAAATGCCAAATGATGTAATGGCATCAAAATCTATTAACTTTTTAGAAAATATAAAAGTTAGTAAACAAAAGCTTTGGTATATTCTTATACAAAAACAAGATGACCAACTTCAAATGATTAAATATAATAATAAAATGGGAGTTAATATGAATTCATTTGTTGAAAAATTAAAAGATTATTATAAACATGATGAAATTATAAATGAACATATTGAAAATTTAAAAATAGATGGAAATGATAAATTTTCAATAATAAAAAATATACCCAACATAGATATTAATGGTAAAAAATTAATATCAATAATAACTGAAGATTTAATAAAATTATTGTATAAATAAAAAACCTCAACATTGTTGAGGTTTTTAATATTTACATCCCTAAAACATCTTTTGCTATATTTATACCCGTATTACCGTATGGATTGATGTTTATATCATCTGAATATCCTATTTTATATTTGACATATACTCCATTAGAATCAAAATTATTATTTACAAATTTAATTTTATTATATTTATCAATCAATTGATTATCCATATTATTACTTTTTATTAAACAATTAATTAAACAATCATTCTTAATTCTAAATTTATCAACAGTTTCTAACCAATTTATTAAATGTTCTTTATTATCTGTTTCTAATTCTATAAAAAATTCTTTATGTTTAGGATTAAATTTTACAAAATCTTGTTTTCCGTCATTTAAATTAGTTATTACAATTATCCAATTAGTATACCATTTTCTTAATGTTTGTGTCCATTGATATGAACCAATATCAGATGTATATAACAACTTATTTTTATCAGAATCAATAAAATCTATCTTATATTTTATATCATTTCCAATTACAGAATGAATATATACTTTTGCACCATTTTGAAAATCTACTAAAAATTTAGTAGATGGAATTACTGGTTTTTTATATTTTATTTCTGTATTTTCATATGATTCTATTATTTTTTCTTTCATTAATTTATTTGTAAAATTTAATTTAATGTCTTTAACATTATAATATATTTGTTCTAATTTCTTAGACACATTTTCCCAATCAAAATTTTTAATTGTTTCTTTTATATCATTTTTTAATTTATCATAATTATGAATTACATAATTTATTCTTTCTATTACATCATTTTTATTTAATGATGTTCTTATTATACCATTTATGTTACTTTTACCTAAATATGTACCAACTACAGGCAACCCACAAGACAATGATTCTAAAATAGTTAAATTAGGATGTCCAGCTTCTAAATTTGATAAGTGTAAAAATATTGTATGATCATTATAAATATTTATTAATTCACTTTCTGTTGGATTATAAATAATTTTTAATTTATTATATTTTAATAAATCTTCATTATTTTCAAAAAATTTCTTATTACTTTCTGGCCCAACTATTGTAATTGGTAAATTTAATTCAATTGCTGATTCAATAGATAATCTAAATCCTTTTCTGTCATTTAATTTGTCATCTATTAATCCATTACTAGCCACACATAATAACTTATGATTTTCATTTTTAATATTTTTATCCACATATAAATTAGTATCTACACCATGTTCTAAGAAAAATAATTTATCAGTTGAATCAAAAAAATTAATTAAGTATTCTGCATGAGTTAAAGATATAATAGATTTTTTCATTGCTTCTAAATTTTGTTCATATAATTTAGATCCTTTCCCTCTTATATAAACGTGATGATCATGCAAAGAAAATATATATTTATATTTATTCATATTTAAATCAATTGATTGATTTGCCATATGAACATGAATAATATCATAATCTTCTTTTATATCCCAAGGCACACCAATATCAAATTGATGTCCCATTTTTTCAAATTGAATTTTATAATTCCATATAATTTTTTCAACTGCCCCCCAACCTTT